TTTTCAGAAAGGAGGACGCCTAAATGCTCAATGCTAATGCTCTTCGCGCCTCTATGGTTGAGAACAACTGCAGCGTCAGAGAACTCGCAGAAATCTGTGGTCTCAAGCCTAAAGCCTTTTACCAGCGCTTGAATGGCCGTGTTGATTTTCGTGTTGGCGAGATCATCAAGTGCTCCGGACGCTTGCATCTCTCCGTGGAAAAACGCAATCAGATTTTTTTTGCGGAGGAAGTTTCCTAAAGGAAACAAATGCCCGCCGAGGCAACTTTAGAGCAGACCGAGAAACTGGCGTGCACACAGATTCTCGATTATGCAAAAAACTTTTTTCAAGACCCTAAAAACCAACAAGCCTTTCAAATATGGCTCAAATCTAAGGAGGAACGACAAAATGGCAACGATCAAAGTTGAGGTCACCTATGACCCGAAAAAAGAAACTCTGAGTCAGGCGCTCGCCAGTCTTCTGACTGAAAAGCCTGAACACACAGAGATCACCGCACAGATGTCTCTTTTCGATAACCCCGCCCCCACGGAAACACCTACCGCCCAGGCCTCCACCGAGGTGCCCCAGGAATCCCCTGCGGAGTCCGCGCCTGAGGCCCCTGATGCTAAGCCTGCTGAGGAGAAGACGATCTCTAAGGCTGATGTAAGAGCCCTCGCGGTCAAGCTCTCTAAGAATGACAAAGCCGCTCTCAAGGCAATCTTCAAGGAGCTTGGCGTCGCAAACCTGTCCGCTGTCAAGGAAGAAGACTACCCCGTCTTCTATGAGAAGTTGGTGGCTGCGAATGACTAAACATGCTCTCTTATCCGCCAGCGGCGCGCATCGGTGGCTCCTGTGTACGCCGAGCGCCCAGCTCGAGCAGAAGTTCCCCGCGTCGACCAGCGCTTATGCCGAAGAGGGAACGGTTGCGCACGCTCTCGCAGAACTCACGACGCGCTACTTCCTTGGTGAGCTTGACGAGGTCTCCTATGAAAATCAGATCAAATCCGAGTTCGAGCCGAACAGCTATTACAATGCGGAAATGCGTGAGTGCGCGGTCGCCTACGCGAAGTTCGTGGCTGGCCGCCTCGCCGAGGCGAAGAAGACTTGTCCCGACGCAATGATTATCCTCGAGACTCGTCTCGACTTCTCGAAGTATGTGCCCGGCGGCTTTGGCACCGGTGACTGCGTGATTATCGCCGAGCCGATTCTCGACGTGATCGACTTTAAGTATGGCAAGGGCCATCGCGTCGAGGCTGAGAACAACCCGCAGATGCAGCTCTACGGCTTGGGCGCGCTTGAGCAGTTCGGCGATCTTTATGAGATCAAGACCGTTCGCATGACGATCTTCCAGCCGCGGCTCTCCGGTATCGAGGATTCTTCCGAGAAGACTGTCAAGGAGCTTACCTCCTGGGGCAAGAGCTACGTCAAGCCAAGAGCAAAGCTCGCAGACAAGGGCGAAGGCGACTTCGCGCCAAGTGAAGAAGCCTGCCGTTTCTGCCGCGCAAAGAATCAGTGTCGCGCTCGCGCTGAAGAGAACCTCAAGCTCTTTGACGAGAGCCCTGACCCGTTGCTCATCTCTCCCGAAGAGGCAGGCACGATTCTTGCCAAGTCCGCAGATATTGAAACCTGGCTCAAGGACCTGCGCGAGCTTGTGTCTGGCGCGCTAACTGCCGGTGAAACAGTAACCGGCTGGAAAATGGTCGAGGGCCGCAGCAACCGCAAGTTCGCGGACGAAGACAAGGTTGTCGCGGCTATGAAGGCCGCTGGCTATGACGAGTCTCTTCTTTACGACCGCAAGCTCATCACGCTTACGCAGATGGAGCGCGACTTCGGCAAGAAGACCCTCGCTGAGATTCTCGGCGATTTGATCGTCAAGCCCCAGGGCGCACCGACGCTTGCGCCTGAATCGGACAAGCGGCCTGCGTATCGCTTTGAAGACCAGGTCCTCAAAGCCTTTGACGAGTAAGAGGAGGAAACGACAATGACGCAATCGAAAAGCCGGCGGCTCCTGTATCAGCAGGCGCGCTTGATTCGTATTCAGTGGGCCGTTATTATGGCGCTCGTCTGCACGATCGTTCTTATGGCGATTTTCCTGCCGAAGGCAAAAGCCATTGAAGAGACCGCGGCGCCGGCCTTAGAGCTTGAGCCCACGTCGTATGTGGCACCTGAGATCATGCCTGAGCCTGTTATCGAGGCTGAGCCCGAAGAGATCGAACCCGTTCTCGAAGAGCTTGGCGAGTTCCGTCTGACCGCGTATTGCGCTTGCCGCAAGTGCTGCGGGAAAGACCCTGGCGACTTCGGTTATGGCGTTACCGCGTCTGGCGCGGTCGTCGAGGCCGGCCGAACGATTGCAGTCGATTCCTCTGTTATCCCTCTTGGCTCTGAGATCGTGATCGACGGGCATACATACGTTGCCGAAGACACGGGCAGCGCAATCAAGGGGAACCGCATTGACATTTACTTCGATACCCACCAGGAAGCATTAAATTTCGGCGTTCAATATGCCGACGTCTACATTATTAAAAATTAAAAGGAGATTTTTACAATGGCTACTGCTACTCAGATCACTACCGGTCGCGTTCGTTTTTCCTACGTCAACGCCTTTACCCCTCGCGCCGCTCAGGAAGGCGCTCAGCCGAAGTACAGCGTGACCCTGCTGATTCCGAAGACCGACAAGAACACGATCGCGAAGATCAAGGCGGCAATCGAGGCTGCGAAGACCGCCTACCTGCAGAAGCACTCTGGCAAGAAGCTGCCCTCTGCTCTGAAAACCACTTTGCATGACGGCGACGGCGAACGTCCGAACGGCGGCGAGTTCGGTCCTGAGTGCAAGGGTCACTACGTTATGACCTGCAGCTCCAACAACAAGCCTGTGATCGTCTATGCCGACAAGACCCCGATCACCGAGGCGAGCGAGCTCTATTCCGGTTGCTACGGCCGCGCGATCGTCAACTTCTATGTCTACGATACGAACGGCAACAAGGGCGTTTCTGCAGGCCTGAACGGCATTATGAAGCTCAGCGACGGCGAGCCCCTGTCTGGCGGCGTCGTGACTGACTCCGACTGGGACGATGACTTCGAGGACGAAGACGACGATCTCCTGAACTGAGCCCATGAAGATCGTCTGGCACACGATTCCCGACTTTCCTGAGTATGAGATCAATCGCTTAGGAGAGATTCGGCGCAAGAGTACGGGGCGCGTGCTAAAGCCTTTTGACGATCGGCGCGGTTATCTGCGAGTAAGCCTGAACGGCTGCAATGTGAAGGTTCACTTGCTCGTCGCAAAAATGTTTGTGCCGAATCCGCACGGTTATCCCGTTGTAGACCACAAACGCGGCAATAAGCATGATAACCGCGCCAGCCAGCTCGAGTGGTGCACGATCGCGGAAAATACACGACGTGCCCACGCCCTCGGGCTTTACCCCCCCCCGCAATAGCAAGAAGGGAGCGAGTACATGAAAACTCTCGCAATCGATATTGAAACCTACTCCTCTGTCTCTCTTCAAAAAGCCGGTGTCTACGCCTATGCGGCGAGCCCTGATTTTGAGATTCTTCTCTTTGGTTACGCTTGGGACGACGGTCCTGTTGAGGTTATCGACATGGCTCAAGGCCAGAAGCTACCCCAGGAGCTCCAGGACGCCCTGTATGACCCCGAAATCCTCAAGACAGCATTCAATGCGTCTTTTGAACGGACTTGTCTGAGCGCGTTTATGGGTCGCGTGACTCCTGCAGATCAATGGAGCTGCACCGCCGTTATGGCTCGCGAGCTTGGTTTGCCTGGTAGCTTGGAAGCTGTCGGCGAAGTGATTGGCTTGCCTGAGGACAAGCAGAAGTCGAAGACGGGCAAAGCCTTGATTCGATACTTCTCAATTCCCTGCAAGGCCACAAAGGTCAATGGCGAGCGCACACGCAATCTTCCTCACCATGACCCCGAACGGTGGAATCTCTATGTTGAGTATAACCGTCAGGACGTCGTGACGGAGCGCGCGATCAGGAAGCGCCTGCAGAAGTTCCCCGTGATTCCCAGCGAGCATGACCTGTGGATAATCGACCAGCATATCAACGACCGCGGCGTCGGCGTTGATACGGTCCTTGCGGAAAATGCGGTTGCGATCGATCAGATCGTAAAAGCGCGGCTGCTTGACGCCGCAAAGGAATTGACGGGCCTTGATAATCCAAAGAGCGCTGCGCAGCTCAAGTCCTGGATTGAGGAGGTCTCTGGCTTTGAGGTGGAGAGCCTCAACAAAAAGATGATCGGTGACGTTCGCAGTGGCACCGACAATGAGGAGGTTCATGCAATGCTCGACATTCGTCAGGGCCTTGCGAAGACCTCAACTGAAAAATATAACGCGATGCTCCGCACGGTTTGCCCTGACGGTCGCATCCGAGGCCTGACTCAGTTCTGCGGTGCCGCGCGCACCGGACGCTGGGCCGGGCGTTTGGTGCAGATGCAAAACCTGCCGCAAAACAAGATGCCGGACAGCGAGCTTGACGCGGCGCGGCGCTTGGTTCGTGAAGGCGATCTTGAAACTCTCGAGATGCTCTTCGATGATACGGCAGGAACGCTGTCCCAGCTCATTCGTACGGCCTTTATCCCTAAGCCTGGCTGCAGGTTCATCGTGGCTGACTTCTCCGCGATCGAGGCGCGCGTGCTCGCCTGGCTCGCAGATGAAGAGTGGCGCATGGACGTTTTCAACACGCACGGCAAAATCTATGAGGCCTCGGCCGAGCAGATGTTTCACTTGCCGAAAGGGTCCGTCAAGAAGGGCGACCCGATGCGTCAAAAGGGTAAAATCGCTGAGCTTGCCCTGGGCTATGGCGGCTCCGTCGGTGCCATGAAGAGTATGGGTGCTTTAGCGATGGGCCTCGAAGAATCTGAGCTTAAGCCGATCGTCAATAGTTGGCGTGCGGCGAATAAGTCGATCACGAAGTTCTGGTGGGACACAGACGCGGCCGTTCGTCGGTGTATTACGACGCAGGCGCCTGTTGATCTACCGCACGGCATGAGACTCCGCAAGCAAGGACCGCTCATGCGTCTACGCTTGCCGAACGGTCGAGAGCTCAGCTATGTCAAGCCCCGCGTCGATGGTGACGACAATATCACCTATGAGGGAACAATTCAGTCCTCGGGCGGCTGGGGCCGTATTGAGTCCTACGGGCCGAAGTTCGTGGAGAATATCGTTCAGGCTACCGCCCGTGACTGCCTGGCTGAGGCTATGTTTAGGCTTGAGGCCGCCGGCTTCCCGATCGTCTTCCATGTTCACGACGAAGTGATTTGCGAGGTTCCGATCGGCGTCAGCTCTGCCGAAGAACTTGGCGCGCTCATGGGTCAGCCGATCTCCTGGGCCCCGAATCTGCCGCTTCGCGCCGACGCCTACGAGTGCGAGTATTATCGCAAGGACTAATTTGGAGGAAGAACAGTGACTAAGAAAATCTTACTAAAATGGCTTGAGGCCCGAAAGGCCGAGGCCCTTGCGCAGGTCGAGCCGCGCCTGACCGAAGTCTATAACTATATGATGGACTGGCACAAGAAGAACGAGGAGCTTGCAGGTCCCTTGTCTATGAGTTGGGGTACAATCCTGTACTCAATTCACAACGTACTTCTTGCGCGGGTCCCTATGGCCGAAAAGCTGCAAGAGACAGAGCTGCGCGAGGCGCGGGTCGACAGAGACCTCAAAAAGCGTTTTTCCGATATTCGGCACGAGGTCGAAAAGACCTATTACAATGTCGCGTTGAATGTCAACGCCCTCGCGAACGCAAAGCTCGGTCTTGAATATCTCTCGACTCTCGGCTTTGACCTGTCCGGTCTTATCGCCGAGCAGGAGCGGCCTGTCGAGACAGTGCTCGCAGTTCCTATCAACACCAGCTTTTTGCTGATTATGCCGAAGGAGGTACACAATGAATCTGAAACAGTTTGACAAGATCGTGACTGACCAGCTCTCTCGCAGCGAGCTCGTCCTCATGGGTAAAGGTACCGAATACGCCGAAGAAGCGACCGACGAAACCGAAGTCGACCGTCTGGCGCATTTTAAGAAGGCTGCGGCTCTGCAGGACATGACGACCGCGCAGGCCGCTTTTGGGATGCTGAGCAAGCACCTCGTTTCTGTCGCCGATATGGTCGGCTCTCGTCAGTCCTATCCGCTCACGCAGTGGAATGAGAAGATCACCGACAGTATCAACTATTTGCTGATTCTGCGGGCAATCGTTGAGGAAGGAAGGTCCGCATGAAAAGCATCGAAGTTGCGGTCTTAAATCCCGAAGTTATTCCTTCGGCTGAGAAGATGATGGTTTGCGCTGCGCGTCTCACGCAGCGCGGCCATAAGATCAAAAGTCTGGACGACTTCATGGCGCTCTACAACAAGAGCTACACCGAGGACACGGTGACCACAATGACAAAGCTGCCGCACCCGACGATTCAGAAGTTCGGCGCGATCAACATTGTCATTGTTGGCGCGAGCCGGCGTTTCCTGGCGCAGATCACACGCCACCAGAACGAAGTCAAGTTCATGTCCGCTTCGCTGCAGTACAGCGACTACTCGGACGATGCTGCCTTCGCGATTCCCTATGAGGTCATGGCGCGCGGCGAAGAGGAGACTTACTTGACCTCCTGCAAGCTGAATATGGCAAACTATGCCGAGGCTGTCAAGCAGGGTCTTGACAATGACGCGGCCGGTTATATGGCTCCGCAGGGTCTTCGCAATGTTCTGATTATCAGCGCAACGCCCTATCAGTGGAAACACATTATCGGCCAGCGTACTTGTCGGCGCAATACGTCCGAGACTCGCCTGGTTCTGCTCAAGGTTTGGGACGAGCTTTATAAGCTGAACCCGCTGCTTTTCTCCCGAGCAACGACCGGCCCCTTCTGCATGAGAGGTGCTTGCAAAGAGGGCAAAATGGGCTGCCAGAATCCCATGCCGTACTTAACTCCCAGCGAGCTGCTGCGGCTTGAGTTCCCGCTTCTTTATGAGGAAGGAGGCGCGGGCAATGCAGGTTAAGCTCCTCGACTATGGCGTTCCTTCGGAGATGCAGCCTAAGCGTGCGCACGCGAACGACGTCGGCGCGGACGTGTACGCGCTTAAAGACCGTATCATTGAGGTCGGTTGCTCTGCGGTGATCGGGCTTGGCTTTGGTCTTGATCTTCCTGCCGGCTTCGGCGCGTTTATCTTCCCGAGATCGAGCCAGACCGCAAAGGGCGTTGACTGCAAGCTCCCCCCGCTTGACCCTGGCTATACCGGGGAAATGCACGCAGTCATTCATAACGGCGGTCACGAGGCTTATCACATTTACCGCGGCGACCGTATCGGCCAGTTGGTCGTGCTGCCAGTCGTGACTCCTGACTTCGTGCTTGATCTCGGCGAGGCTCGCGGTAACGGCGCGTTCGGCTCCACCGGCAAATAAAATCTTGCCCTTCCTCCCGGGGCTTCGGCCCTGGGAGGAGGAGCTGAAACGGAGGTGACTCATTTGGAACGAGTCAGCAAAGATGAATACTATTTGAACATTGCCGCGGCCGTTGCCGCGCGATCGACCTGCTTGCGAAAACACTACGGCGCGGTGATCGTGAAAAACGATGAAGTCATCGCGACCGGCTATAACGGTTCTCCGCGCGGCGAGGCGAATTGTTGTGATACCGGCGTTTGTTACTGCCGATCACACGAGCTGCCGCTCGACGAGACCGCTGCCGCGCACGGCTCGCAATACGGCTCTTGCGTGGCGGTCCACGCTGAGCAAAATGCGATCATCAGCGCGTCAAGGCAAGAGCTCCAAGGCTCTACGCTCTATCTGGTTGGCTATGACCCCAGGACAAAGAAATGGATTGAGGCAAAGCCCTGCAATATGTGCGACAGAATGATTCGCAATGCAGGCATTTTAAGAGTTGTGCGAAGGGAGATTGACGAATGACAGCAGTTCAGTACGACGGTCCTATCACGATTGCGGTCGGGCAATCTCGGCGCTCTACTCAGTGGCAAAACCGCGATCTCTTGTGGTCGCAGCTTGTCAACCGTCTCGAAATCCCTGAACGGACACAGGAGTCTGCGAAAGAATATAAGGCCTTGCCGAAGGCTCAGCGCGACGAGATCAAAGACGTTGGCGGCTTTGTCGGCGGCGTGCTCAAAGGCGGTCGCCGTAAAGCTGACGCGATCACTCAGCGCCGACTCCTGACCTTAGACCTTGATGAAGTACCGGCCGACGCCGACCCCTGGGACACGGTTGTCCTGGTCCTCGGCTGCGCCGCCGTTCTTTATAGCACGCATAGTCACCGGCCGGATGCCCCGCGCCTTCGTCTGGTTATGCCGCTCTCGCGCGCGGTCTCACCCGAAGAATACGCGGCAGTTGCGAGAAAGATCGCGCAGGACATCGGTATCGACATGTGCGACGATACCACCTATGAGCCGCATCGGCTTATGTACTGGCCTTCGCTCTCCTACGACGCCGAGTATCGGTATGAGTTCTCTGACGGCCCCTGGCTTGACGTAGACGAGCAACTCAAGCGCTATGTTGACTGGCATGACCCCACGGAGTGGCCGGTCTCCTCGCGGCGGGCTGAGGCACTTCACCGACTCGCTAAAAAGCAAGGAGACCCTACCGCAAAGGACGGCGTCGTCGGCGCGTTCTGCAGTACATATTCTGTTGAGGACGCAATCACGGAGTTCTTGCCTGATGTTTACGAAAAATGCGACGACGGCCGCTATACTTTCAAGGGCGGCTCTACGACCGGCGGCTTGGTCCTTTACGATAACGGTCTCTTCGCGTACTCCCATCATGGCACGGACCCCGCAAGCGGAAAGCTATGCAACGCTTTTGATCTTGTCCGTATTCACCTATTTGGCAATCAGGATGACGCCGCCGCTCCTGGCACCCCGAGCAGCCGTCTCCCGTCGTTTGTCGCAATGGCTGATGAGGCTTTGCAGATTCCTGAGGTTCGCGAGGAACTTGCGAGAAAGCGGTTACAAAAGATCAGCGCGCAGTTTGACGAGGACGACACTTCTGCCGATGAAGGCGAAGAGGATATGAGCTGGACTCGCGACCTGACTCTTACCAAAACAGGAAAATGCGAGGCCACGATCGAGAATGTCAGAATCATCATGGAAAACGACCGCCGCTTAAAGGGCCGCTACTTTTACGACACTTTTAAGGAGCGCATGACCGTCTGCGGCGACTTACCGTGGATTAAGCTCAGCGCTCGACTCTCGAACGCTTGGAACGACGTTGACGACGCAGGTCTTCGCAATTACATTGAAAAGCGTTACACGATCGCGAATGTCTCGAAGATCGTCGACGCGGTTGCACTTGCAATGCTCAAATGCTCGCGGCATCCTGTCCGCGAATATTTGGAGGGGCTCACTTGGGACGGAACGCCCCGTGCAGACGCGATCTTCATTGACTACCTCGGCGCCGAAGATACTGAGTACACGCGAACGGTTACCCGCAAGGCTTTGATCGGCGCGGTTGCCCGCGTGATGCAGCCTGGGTGCAAACACGATCACATTCTTGTCCTGGTCGGCCCGCAGGGCTGCCGCAAGTCTACGACTCTTGCTAAGCTCGGTAAGTCCTGGTTTTCTGATTCCTTCTATACTGTTCAAGGTAAAGAGGCGTATGAACAGCTTCAAGGTTTTTGGCTTATTGAGATGGGTGAAATGGCCGCGACCCGAAAGGCTGAGCTCGAGCAGATCAAGCAATTTGTCTCTAAACAGTCGGACAGCTACCGTGCGGCGTATGCTCGTCGAACGCAAGAGCGCCCGCGGCAATGCGCCTTCTTTGGTACGACCAACGATGATGAATTCCTGCGAGACGCGACAGGCGGCCGCCGTTTTTGGCCTGTTACGGTCACGGACAAGGGCCGAGAGACAGGTGATTACTTTACACCTGAGATCGTCGATCAGGTATGGGCTGAGATCATGGTTCGGTATAATGCCGGTGAAGTCTGGTACTTGAATGACGCGAAGATCGAGGCTGAGGCACGGGCAATTCAGGACGAGCATACTGAAATGAACGGCAAGCAAAGTCTCATTGAGAAATTCGTCAATACGCTCTTGCCAGAAGACTGGGCTACGAGAGACCTCGAGCAGCGGCTCGCTTTTTGGGCGGACGGCTTTTCTGATGAACAGCCGCACGGGGCGGTGTCCCGCAAGTACGTGTGTGCTATGGAAATTTGGCGAGAGCTCTTCGGCGGCTCAGTTCGTGATTATACGCCGGCGCAGGCTCGTGAGATCAATTCCATGCTTAAGCGGCTGCCTGGCTGGCGACCTATGTCGAGTATTGATTGCGGCCCGATCTATGGAAAACAAAGGGGCTTTGCCAAAATCCTTTAACAGCAGAACCTCGGGATTTAACAGCAGAACGCCCCGATTTTGCAGCGGAGTTACAGCAGTTTGGCGGCCTTAGCTTACAGCAGTTACAGCAGTTGCCAAAAATTACTGCTGTTCAAAAAAGTCAGTGATTGCAAGCAAAACAGCAGTTACAGCAAAATAAACAATTTTCTATATAAGGGTAAAAAATTAAGAAAATTAAGAGGAAAATATATCCATATATACCTATAAATCCTTAATTACAATGCCCTATATAGAAAATGCGCTGTTTTCGCTGTAACTGCTGTAGGAGGTAGCTTTGAAAGAATCAACAGTTGAAAAGAATATCCGCCGACAAGTCGAGGACCTCGGGGGCGTGGCTTGGAAGTGGGTAAGCCCTGGACGTCGGGGCGTGCCTGACCGAATCTGTATTTTGCCTGGACCCCATATCATTTTTGTCGAGCTTAAGCGCCCAGGCTTGAATGATGGGCGGAGCGAGCAGCAGAAGAAGGTCTTTCGCATTTTGGAGGGGCTGGGCTGTCACGTCTGGCTGATCGACGACGCAGAAGTCTTTCGTCAGCGGCTTATTGAGATCGGGGTGCAGGCATGAAATATACGCCCTACCCCTATCAGGCTTTTGCTGAGAAGTTTGTCCTTGAGCATAAAGCTGCAGGCCTGTTTCTCGATATGGGCCTTGGCAAAACGGCGATCACGCTCTCGGCGTGTGAGAAATTGCTGCGGGACTATTTTGAAACAAGCAAAGTCCTCGTGATCGCGCCGCTCCTTCCTGCGAGAGAGACGTGGCCCGACGAGCTGGCAAAGTGGGACCAGCTTGAGGGCTTGACTTATTCTCTGATTATCGGCACGGCGCAGGAGCGAATTGACGCGCTGCATACTGACGCCGATTTTTATATCGTCAATCGCGAAAATGTTGTCTGGCTCGTCGACTACTACAAGAAGAAGTGGCCTTTCGATATGGTCGTGATCGACGAGCTATCAAGCTTCAAGTCCAGTAAGTCCCAGCGCTTTAGGGCTCTTCGAAAAGTCCGAAAGTATATCGACCGAATTGTCGGCCTAACTGGTACACCGGCTCCGAACGGTCTACTCGATCTTTGGTCTCAGGTTTATCTCTTAGACGAAGGCGCGCGGCTCGGCCGAACATTGTCGGCTTATCGCGATACCTACTTCACGCCCGGCAGACGTGGGCCGAATGGAATCATCTATGACTGGAATCTAAAAGATGGGGCCCATGAAGCGATCTTTGCGAAATTGAGCGATCTCTGTATCAGCATGGAAACGACGGGCCTTCCTGAACGGCTCACGATTCCCCATGAGGTCAAGCTCTCAGAAAAAGCGGCGGCTATGTACCAACAACTTGAAAGGACTATGCTGCTGCCCTTTGCAGATGGAGACGTTGACGCGGCGACGGCCGCGATCTTGACGAATAAGCTCTTGCAGTTGGCTGGCGGCGCGGTCTACGACGAGAACGGCAAAGCGCAGATTGTCCACGATCAAAAGCTCGAGGTCTTAGACCAGCTTATCGAAGAGGCGAACGGTCAACCGGTTTTGGTGTTTTACAACTACAAGCATGAGCTTGACCGGCTGCAAGCGCGGTACCCTCAGGCCGTTCATGTGAAAGAGGAGAATGTCGTCAAGCGGTGGAATGCAAAAGAGATTCCGATTCTTCTCGCGAACCCTGCAAGCGCCGGTCACGGCCTTAATTTACAATTCGGCGGTCATATCGCAATTTGGTATAGCCCGACTTGGAACCTCGAGTTTTTCCAGCAGGCGAATAAGCGCCTTCATCGGCGCGGACAAGCTGAGACCGTTCTCATTCACACGCTCTCGGCAAAAGGTACGATCGACGAGCGTATTTACGATATTGTCTTACGAAACAAAGAGGCAGGTCAGAACGCCTTGCTTGAGGCGGTCAAGGCCAGAATCAAGGAGGTAACATGACAGAAGAAGTCTTACAGTCGTTATCTGACGACCCGATGGCCGTACTCAACCGTGGCTATCGCGCAAAGGAGCGTATTGCCGCAAGGCAAGAACGCATTGAAGAGTGGCGGCAGATTGCCGAGTCTATTACCGCAAATCCCGAGAACGCTTCGAGCGGCGGCGGTTATCCCACGAGCAAGACCGAGAATTGCGTTGTTGCGATCGTGACGCTGCAGGAGGAAATCAAGAGCGAGATCATGGAGATCGCTGACTTTGAGCGGCAGACCTCTCAGATCATCAAGGAGCTTGTTGAGGACCTGAACTTCAAGACCGTTCTCGAGCTTCGGTATCTCAGCTACCTGCGATGGGAGGAGATTGCTGTCAGAATGAACTACACGTTCAGGTGGACCCAGGAGCTTCACCGCAGAGCTTTACTCGCATTGAAGGAGGCGGCAAGCGCGCTAATTTCGGCGTAAATGCGGTATTATGATTATTTTAGGCTAAAGCGCATCAATTCCTAATACCATCGCGCTATTGTATATAGGAAGGTTTTGGCGAGCACGGCCATTGTCCTTCCTCCTGAAGAAGAGCGGCTGGAAACAGTCGCTCTTTTCATTTTGCTGCGTTTGGAGGTGGTGAGCGTGGCAGGCAAAATGACTCCGAAGATGCAAAAGTTTGTCGATGAATACCTTGTTGACCTGAATGCGACGCAAGCCGCAATCCGTGCAGGATATAGCAAAAAGACGGCTTACTCGATCGGCGTTTCAAATTTGAAGAAATCCGAAATTCAAGCCGCAATCCAAAAAAGACAAAAATCGGCGGCTGAAAAGCTCGAGATCACGCGAGAGCGAGTCCTGAAAGAACTTGCTTCGATCGGCTTCGCGAAAGTTACCGACTTCTTGACGATTCAAAGCGGCCGCGTTCTCATTAAAGACTCTGACGACGTGGCCGCTGATAGGCTGGCAGCTCTCGCCTCTGTCAAGGAGGGTATGTATGGCGTAGAGGTCAAACTCGCTGATAAGGCTCGCGCTCTCGAGATGCTTGGTAAATATCTCGGTCTCTTTGATGGGACGAATCCGGAGGGCGATACGCAGAAGAATAACCTCTTTGAGGCGATCGCCGGCGCTGCAGAGGGGGGAATCGATCTAAATGAAATACCAGAGATTCAGTCCTCGGCAGACGTTGACGCTGACGTGGTGGAAGAGACCTGAGTTTGCAGACTACGACGGTATTCTCTGCGACGGTTCCATCCGATCGGGCAAGACGGTCTCAATGGCAGTCGGCTTTATCCTTTGGAGCATGTACTCCTTCAATAACGAGAGCTTCGCCATTTGCGGCCGCACGATCGAGTCGCTGCGCCGTAATGTGATCGTGCATTTGCCCTCCTGGCTTGAGGGCCTCTTCAAGGTGACTGAGCGGCGCGCTGAGAATAAGCTGATTATCTCAGTCGGCGGTCACAGCAATACCTACTACCTCTTCGGAGGTCGCGATGAATCCAGTTATACGCTTGTTCAGGGCATGACTCTGGCCGGCGTTCTTTTTGACGAGGTCGCGCTTATGCCGCGGTCTTTCGTCGAGCAGGCTCTCGCTCGATGCTCGGTCGCGGGGAGCAAGTTCTGGTTTAACTGTAACCCCGAAGGCCCCATGCACTGGTTCTACAAAGAATGGGTGCTTGAGTGCAAGCGCAGGAACGTCCTTCACCTACATTTCACGATGGCTGACAACCTCAGCCTTTCCGAGAAGATCAAGCAGCGCTACGAGGGCATGTACACGGGCGTTTTCTATGCTCGGTATATCCTCGGAAAGTGGACGAAGGCCGAGGGCCTTGTCTATCCCTTCTTTAATGCCGAAAAGCACATGATCGATGACGACGGCTCGCGTGGTCGTTATTACATTAGCTGCGACTATGGCACGCTCAATCCGTGCGTCTTCGGTCTCTGGCGCGTAAATGGCAATTCGGCCTTCATGGTGAAAGAGTATTACTACGACGGCCGCAAGAAAGGCAAGCAGAAGACTGATGAAGAGTATTACGCTGATCTTGAGGCCTTTGCAGACGGCTACCTGATCGAGCAAGTCGTCATTGACCCTTCGGCTGCGTCCTTCAAGGAGACGATCAGACGGCATGGCAAATTCAGCGTCAAGAACGCGAAGAACGACGTGCTCGACGGTATTCGCGATACTGGAACAATGCTGCAAGCCGGCTTGCTCCATTTCAATAGGACCTGCGTCAATACGAAAGCTGAGTTCGGCGCGTACGCGTGGGACGAGAAATCTTCGAGCGACGCCGTGATTAAAGAGAACGACCACAGCATGGACCAAATGCGGTATTTTGTCCGCACGATTATGAAACGCGAGGTGAGGGCGTATGGCATTAAATAACCTTTGGGGAAAGCTCGGTGCATTTTCGAGAAATGTGCTTGTGCCTTCCAACGTGATTTATAAGAGCTTCGACGCGGACCCGCTCGTCAGTGATAAAATGTCCCGCGCCATTAGTCGTTGGTATGGCCTGTATGTCGATAAGCCCGAATGGGCTGATGATGAAGTCAAGCCCCTCGGTCTTCCGCGAGCGATCGCGAAGGAGTTCGCGCAGGTCGTCTCTTCGGAGATGACGATCACGGCTGACGGTGGTCCTCGCGCCGACTTTATCAACGAGCAGTTGACGCGCTTCCAGTCGAACGTGCAAAACAGCATCGAGCTTTGCATGGCCCTCGGTGGCATGGCCTTTAAGCCGTATGTCTCTGGTGGAAACGTCTTCATCGACAGCACGAGCGCCGCGTCCTTTATCCCTCTTCGCTTTGACGATGGGGATAATTGCGTCTCCGGCGTGTTTAAGAGTCAGCCGGTCAAAGTTGATAAGAGTTATTTCGTCAAGCTCGAATATCACGACTTCGCCAACGGCGTCTATACGATTCGCAACAAGGCTTTTACCTCTGATGAGAATGGTATTACCGGCAGCGAGGTCGAGCTCGGCCGCGTTCCCGAGTGGACCGCCATTCCCGAAGAGGTTCAGATCAAGAATGTAGAAAAGCCGCTCTTCGGTTACTTCACGCCGCCTGTCAGCAACAACATCGATACCGCGTCCAGCTTGGGCGTCTCCATTTATGGCGGCGCGACTGAGGACCTGATTCGCGACGCCGATGAACAGTGGGCGCGTTTCCTCTACGAATTTGAGAGCGCTGAGCGTAAGATCATCGGCACCCCTGAGGCGATCTCTGGCTCGCTGCCTGGCAGTAAGGCAAACCCCTTGCTCGGCGATCGGCTCTTCATTCAAATGCCGTATGACTCGGACGACTTCTTCAAGGAGTTCTCCCCAGCGCTTCGGCACGCAGGTTACTACGAGGGCTTGCAGGCGATCTTGCGTCGCATTGAGTTCAATACCGGCCTTGCTTACGGCGATCTCTCCGACCCTGCGACTGTGGAAAAGACCGCGACCGAGGTCATGTCCGCGAAGATTCGCAAGTTCAACACAGTCAAGGCTCTCGAAGATCGCTTCAAGGCTGCGCTCGAAAACGCGGTCTACGGCGTTGACGTGTACGCCACTCTCTATAGCCTTGCGCCCCGTGGAGAGTATGAGCTCTATATCGACTTCGACGACAATATTCTCACCGATAAAGACGCCTTGCGTGAACGTGACCGCCAGGACGTTCGTGACGGCCTTATGCAAAAGTGGGAGTACCGCGTCAAATGGTACAACGAGACCGAAGAAGTCGCAAAGAGCATGTGTCCCGTAGAGTCTACGGCGGACCCCTTTAATCTCGGCTGATGCTGACGCCTGAATACCTGGCGGCTACTCCGGACGCTCTTGTTGAGCTTTATGGGAAGATCGAGCAAGACATTCTTGCGAATATGGCCGAACGTATCGCGAAGTACGACTACTACATTCCCGCGGTCCAGCATCAGCATCAGCGTCTTCGGGCGATGGGCATGCTCGAGATTGAGATCGAGCAGCAGCTCGCCGCTCTCACAGGAAAGACCCAGGCCGAGCTCAAAAAGCTCATGGCGCAGGCGGTTGATGAGGCGCTCGCCTCTGACGCGAAAATCTACGCGGCCGCAGGTATGGGTGACGTTGACCCTCTCGCGGTTGCCGGCGTTCGCGAGGCGCTGCAAAGCGGTCTTCGGCAGACAAGCGGAATCTTCCGCAACTTGACTCGCACGACCGCGAACACGGCTGCAAAGCAATTTGAAGACGCTCTTGATCGGGCCTGGCTGCAGGTCACGTCAGGGGCGTTTGACTATAATACCGCAATTAGAAACGCGGTTAAGGACCTCGCGCGGACCGGCGTCCAGTCAATCACTTATCCTTCAAGCCATGTGGACACGATCGAAACGGCTGTTCGCCGCGCGGTCGTTACCGGCGTCAATCAGACCGCCGCAAAGTCACAGCTCGCGCTCATGGACGAGCTCGACATTGATCTTGTGGAAGTAACCGCTCACGCCGGCGCTCGTCCGAGTCATCAGGAGTGGCAGGGACAAATCTACTGCCGCAAGGGCTCTCACCCGAAGTACAAAAACTTCGAGGAGGCTACGGGGTACGGCACCGGCGACGGCCTTTGCGGCTGGAACTGCAACCACAGCTTCTTCCCGTACGTCGAGGGCGCGCCTCGGACCTACTCGAAAGCGCAGCTTAAGGACTACTCCGCAAAGAATATCACCTACAACGGCCAGCAGTTGACCGAGTACGAGGCTTTGCAGCAGCAGCGCTATATCGAGCGAGGTATTCGCCGATGGAAACGCGAAGAGGCCGCGATGAAAGCCGCAGGTCAACCTACCGACGAGGCTCGGGCTAAAGTCCGCGCTTGGCAGGCCAGACAGCGTGATTTTATCAAGCAGACCGGTCTCAAGCGAGACTCTTCTCGCGAGCAGATCGGATAGAACTCTCATAAACAAGCCCCAGGTGACCCGTATCGAGTTTTCTGCCTGGGGCCCTGGTGTTTATGCTCCTAATATTTGGAAGCCATACGGACGATCGTGGAGCTCCGTATGACTTCCTTTTATATGCGAGCCGTGGTTACGCAGGTTCGACTCCTGCAGCTCGCGCAATATCGGCTACCCGTCAGCCTATGAGGATGGGGCGGTAGGTCACGGCAACGACCTAAAAAGCCTAACCGCAAAGAAAGGAAACAGTATGAAAAAGGACGAACTCACCGCTCTGGGCCTGACAGACGAGCAGTCCGACAAAGTGCTTGCTATCAATGGTCGCGACATTGAAAAGCACAAGAAGGCAGCCGAAGACGCGAAAGCCGAGACGGCCACTCTGCAGCAGCAGCTCTCCGACCGCGACAAGGACCTCGAGACCCTGAAAGCCGGCGCGGAAGATGCTGAGAAGGTCAAGCAGCAGCTTACCGACCTGCAGACGAAGTACAACGACGAGACCGCCAAGTATCAAAAGCAGATCGCTGACCGCGATTATGCCGACGCCCTCGAGACCGCCTTCAATGATGGCAAGATTGAGTTTACCTCCAAGGGCGCGAAAGCTGCGGCCTGCGCTGACTTCATGGCTACTCGCTGCGAGCTGAAAGACGGCAAGCTCGTTGGCTTTGATGATCGTATCAAGGCTATGCGTGAGAAAGACCCCGATTCTTTCCGTGCTGAAAAGCCTGACCCCAGCTTCGCGAACCCGACCGGAAACGGTAGCCCGACGACCCTGAGCAGAGCCGCGCAGGCTGCGCGTGCTGCAAGCGCGAGATTCGCTCCTGCTTCTACCACCGCAGAGAACACCAACACTAAATAAGGAGGATTCCATTCATGTCTATTCTGAAAACTGAGATCGGCACCGCGATTCCTAATTTCCTGGATAGCGAAGTCGGTCTCGTCACCAAGACCGCGCAGATTCCTCAGAGCATGGGCCAGACTGACGGCGATCGCAAGACTGTGTTTGCCGGCACCGTGTTCCCCGCGA